GTGACGGCCACGAAGTCATCCGTGGGGTTGGCCAGCTCGGTCGGCTCCTGCATGTAGGTGACCACCATCTCCCGGCCGGGGGTGACCTCTTCGAGCAGTTCGATGGACCTGCCGGAGGGGAAGGTGGTGGTGGACGCCTGCCCGTCGAAGCGCCACCGGCGCATCCACGGGTAGATCTGGCTCGGGCCGATGATGGCGTAGCGCACCGAGATGACCTCCTCGGCGGCAGCCGGGAGGGCGTAGTTGTAGACCACCGACAGCTTGGTGATGGTGGCGGTCCCCAGGGCGTAGAGATCCGGATAGACCGCGTCGATCGTGTCGTTGATCGCCTCGACGATCCGCTGGTACGGGAAGATCGGGTTGTCCTCCACCTGAATGTTCGCGGCCCAGGGTGCCGCCGTCGTTCCCATCCACCCCCTGCCCGTAGGCAGGATGGTGGCGGTGTTGGACTGGCGGTTGACGTTCAGGACGTACATCAGCTCGGACCCGCCGACTTCGATCAGCCCACGGCTGACCTGAGTGGCGTCCTGGACGACCAGCGTGGTGTCGGTCGCGAGGATGGGGCCGGTCAGGTAGGTGTACTCCTGCTGTTCCTGGGAGAAGGAGTACATGTTCTGCCTCACCCTGCTGACAATGGTGGAGAGGGAGGGCATCGGTACTCCTAGATCAGTACGCCGTTGGCGTTGGCCATGGACATGCAGGTGGTGGCGGTGGTGTTGGTGAGGGTGAGGGTTACCGCGTTGGCCGCCGGGGCGGACACGGTGACGTCTCCGGTGCTGTTGCTGTTGGTCGCGTCGCCGGCGACGGCGCCCACCGTCCCCGCTATGACGCTGAGCAGGTGCACGGTCGAGGCGGGAACCACCCCTGCACCTGCGGCGTTGATGTTGGCGCTGACCGACGTTCCCGTGGTGGCCTGGTTGGTCATCGAGATGGCCAGGGAGCCGTTCCAGGTACGCCCGGCGGGGATGGTGATGATGGTCTGTGGCGAGCCGTTGTTGGCGGCTGTGGCGGATCCGGAAAGGATCTGCGCGGGGCCGGAGTACCCCCCGGTCTGCTGCTGGTGGGCGTCGTCACCGCACTGGCCTACGCCGAGTGAGAGGGACATCAGTGGACTCCTGATCCTGGAATCTTCTTGGCGGCGTCCATGATGGACTGGAGGTCTCCGGTCATGACCGAGGCTGTCGCCGCGTCGATGTCCTTCTTGAACACCGGGTCGTAGCCCCGTCGGTCGGCCCGCGGGACGAGGTGGAAGTCGGTGCCGTACCTGGCGCCGTGCTTCTCGCTGGCCCGCTGGGCGAACTCGATCTTCTTGTCGGTGGTCCCGTCCGGTTGGATGCCGCCGACGCGAGCCTGGTGATAGCGGGCGCACTCGGCGTCGTTGAGCTTGTCCGCCGAGCGGTCAAGCCCCGCGGCCGATCTGGACCATCCGACCTGGAGTCTGGCCGAGCGTGCGCACTCGCCCCAGCTGGCGTGATCCTGCGTGGCGCACCCGGTGCGGCAGGCCATCAGGCGGTCCTCTCGTCCGAACCGCTGTTGTCGAACCAGTCGTCGGCGCAGACGACGGGGACCGAGTAGACGGTACCGGCCAGCACCTTGCCCTCGTCCAGCTGGTTGATGTGGTCCTGCCCGGCCATGAAGCCGTCATGGTTGGCCATCGCGTTGTAGACGCGAGGCACCCGGTCGTAGTAGGCCCCCGGCGCCTCGCCGAGAGTGGTGCCCATGGACCGACTCTGCTGGGACGGGTTGAACAGCGAGTGCTGCTCGGTGAAGGTGTCGCCCGACTGGTTGTGCACCTCGTTCTGTCCGTCCGGTCCCGGCTTGCCGGTGATGTCCGTGACGTAGTCGCCGAATCGCGGAGTACCCGCTCGACCTGCCATCTTAGCCTCCGAAGCCACTGATGCCGATGCCGCCGCTGGACTGCGGGGCGGTGCCCTGGTAGGGCATGGAGCCGGAGCCGTTGCGTGCTCCGAGGGGACCGGCCTTGGTCATGTCCTTGCGGGCCGGAGGCTTCTTGCCGACGGTCTTCTTGGCCATGGTCTGCTTGACCTTGCCCTTGACGGGCGGCGGCGAAGCCTGCCGCGCCTGAGTCGCCGCCACGGCGGCGGCCTTGGGCACCCGCGGAGCAGGCTTGGGTGTGCCCGGCTTGGCCACACCCTTGGGCATGGCCGTGCGGCCCGGCTTGGCCGGAGCCTTCTTCGGCTTGGGAGTGGATGCAGTCACTGTCTGTCTCCTGACTAGTGCCCGGTCGGGCTGTATCGGAAGTCCCCACCGACACCGGAGTTCAGCAGGTTGGTTCGGTCGCCCGACGTCACGGGCTGGTTGTTGGTGAACACCTGCGTGGCCGCGTTCAGCTGGTCCGTGGACAGGTATCGTCCGGCCGTGAACACCCCGGCCGTGTTCAGCACGGTGTAGTACCGTGCGATCTTGTAGCGGACCCCCAGGGGGTCGTAGGACATCGGACCCTCCTGGATTACCGGGGGGGTGTAGATGTTCGGGGTGGAATCGTTGACGCTCAGGAAAGCCGTGAGAAGCTCACCAGCGACCGTGGAGGAGAGCCGTGGCTTGTACCCCGCGGACCCTGCTGAAACCCACGCAGAGAGGCTCCCACGGGCCGTGCTGACGCTCTGTACGAGCGTCGCACTACCGTCGGACGTCGAGAGTACCGACATGGCGTTGTTCAGGAACTCCGCCGTGACGGTGAAGGCTCCGGCGTTGGACTGCTTCTGTGGGCCGAGCACCACCGAGAGATCGGTGGTCCCCGCAGACGCCTGCTGTGACCACTCCTGCGGAGCAGAGGCGGACAGTACGATCCCGATCGCCTGCGCGTTGGCGTTGGGCAGCGAGGTGTCCCCGATGCCGAGACCCGGCGCGGGGACGAAGGTGAAGGTGGCGTTGCTGCCGGTGTCGGCTGCGTTCCATGTGTGATACCAGACGGACAGCGTGGCCGAATCGGCCCGGGACCGGAGTGCTTGGGCCTCCAACCACTGGTTGGTGGTGTTGTACCCCGGTCCGCGGGTGACGATCTGGTTGCTCACCGAGAGGATGACGAGCACCAGCTCGCCGACCGAAGGCGTCGAGCCGAGCGGTACCACGATGGACGTGGCGGCTGTGGCCGACGCCTGGGCGGAGGAGATGATGCTCGTCATCAGGATCTCTCAGCTGTTGTGAATACTCGACGTCGTCCTGATCTGGTACAGCGCGGCCTGGCGGAAGATGCTCCACCCGGCGACTCCATACCAGCCCAGCGGCCGAGACCGCATGAGCTTGTCCACGACCGGACCCACGACCACGTGGAACTCGTCGGCCAGAGCCTCGGCCAGGGCCTGCTGACCGGCCAGCAGCGTGTAGAACACGCGGGTGCTGCCCGAGCCGGTGGTGTCCTGGAAGGCCCGCGGGGTCTCCACGAAGTAGGCCCCGCCGTACTGGCCGATCTCTCCGGCCCAGATGGACCCGGGAGCGGAGTACTGGTGCGGGTTGAGCCACTGCGTGTCGTTGCCGTTGGAGCCGGTCCGCAGGTCGTAGGAGACCTCCGGGTGGATGGCCGCCCAGTAGAGCGAGCCCTTCCGGGGCAGGGCCTTGCCCGCCCGCAGCTTCGCCACGGCGGCGAAGATGTCGCGGGAGCGGATCAGGTCCGTGCTGGCGATGGAGCCGTTGGCGCCACCGCTCAGGACCATGGAACCAGCCTGCTCGCGGATCACGTTGGTGCCACCGACGAGCACGGCCAGGACGACCGCGTCGATGGAGTCCACCATGTTGAACGCCACGATGTTGGCGATGGCCGGGTCCACGTCCGAGAAGCTGAACAGGTTCAGCAGCCGGGTGCGCAGGACGGCGTTGCCGTATTCGGCCAGAGTGACCGAGATGGTGCTGGGGTTGCCGATGGCGACCGCGTCAGGATCGACGGTCTCCGTGAGCGTGCTGGTCGCGGTCGCGAGATCGTTGTAGATCTCGAAGGTGACCGAGCTGCCCGGCATGTTCTGCTGGGCCGGACGCTTGTCAGCCACCTCGCGGTGGAGAGGCTGAGCACGCAGGGAGAACTCGACGAGACGGTCGTAGGCGGCCTGCACGAGATTGGCGAAAGCTGCCGTTCCCGTATACGCGTTAGCCACTGTATATCAACCTTCTATCGGGGGGATGGTTAGAAGGAGTGCTCCTGGCCGAACTGGGCGAGAAGTGCCATGACCTCCGCTTCGTCCTTGCAGGCGTCGAGCCGAGACTTGAAGTCCATTTCGGTGTGCGCTTCGGCAGCACCGATCTTCTTGATGATCTCGTATCCTTCGATCTCGACGGGCGAGAGGGTCGTGGAGGTCTGGCGGGTGCCGTCGGACTTGCCGAACAGGTCGCCGTTCTCGTCGATCCACTCTGCGACGGCGTCAGCCGTCGAGGGCTTGTCGGTCGGGTAGAACTTCGCCACCCGAGGGTCGAGCCCGTGTGCCGCCAGAACGTCGGCGACGGAGCCACGGTTGGCCTGGGTCTGGGCAGTCTTCAGCTCCTCCTGGAGCTGCGAGATCTGCGCGGCCTGGGCCTTGAACTGCTTGCGCAGCGCCTTGATACCGTCACCCTCTTCGGTGATCTGGTTTCCGTCGGCGTCGAACTGCGGTGCGCTCATAGCTGAGCATCCTCCCGGTTTGAAGGCCGCAGGCGCACGGGGGGGCGCCTGGATACCTTGGGTAGTGGCAGACATGACTACGAATCCTGGGCGCTGC